TCAACGGGAGCTTCAACGGGAGCTTCAACGGGTTCTATATATGTTCCGTCTTTAATTGCTTTTTGTTTCTCACGATATAATCTGTTTCTCTCACGATATATTTCTTTATTTTTAAGATAGTACTCTGCTTTATATTCCTTTTCAGGTTTGAAATAAACCATATATAATACTATAGATTTTTTACTGGAAAAAATCTCTAGTAATATATATATGCAAGTTTTACCCCCTCAACAATGTACTATTTTATATGACTGCAAATTGCGTGCCATCATTTCTGTTTTTTCAACAGAAGAACTCTGTGATAATGCTATGAAACAATTAATTAGAGAAGATTATTATCATATTAGAGATATGATTGAACAAAGTTTAATTAATGGAACATATCAAGAAAATGAGACTGCTATTCTTCAAGCAGTTAATTGGACACTAAATAATAGGTCTAATATTTTATTAAACACTCCCATAGAATACAGAGGTTATTGTCCGATACAAAGATATAGAAAATATCTAAAATATATGGATGATTTTGATATTAAATATAAACATAATACTAGGGTCGTTATTTTACCAGAAAAAATCTAAAGTAAAGTATATGTCCCGCAAAATTACTGCCCTCGTAGCTCAATTAGCATTAGCTGACCCTAACACCTCTGAATTCTTAGACTTATCTAAAAAAATCGCTGAAACATTTAGGCTTGCTCAAAAAGAGAAAGCCGAAAAGCCTCCGAAACAACCTAAGGTTCCTAAACCCAAAGAACCCCGTGTTTTATTATGTGATGAATGTGCTGATTTACTTATTGTTAAGATGCACGAGATTCTCCCTGAGGAAGGACAGGAGTAGTCTTATCAACATCAAAACTAGCTTCTAACTTCCTTCCACAACAAGCAGACCTAATCTTTGTATGGTTTAACGCACCGACGACCGCAGTTACACCAGATATAACTATAGCAACTATTCCTAATATATTATTATCCATATATTAGAATTAGAATATATTTTACTGTAAAAAATATCTAGATTTATATATATATGGAAAGTGAAATCCAAAATGTTGTTGATTCTTTATTAACCAGAAGACCTGTTAATGATTTAATCAGAAAGTACCTTGCTTATCTCAAGCATATTAATAAATTTGAACCGTTAGTTATTTATGATATTGGTTCTTCTCTTGGGGCTTTTACGAAATTATGTCATCTATTACATAAAGATTCAAAGATATATCTTTTTGAAGCAGATGATGTTTTTGAGAAAGAATATAATGGTGAAGACTATTATATTGTTTGTTTAGGTGCAGAAAATGATAAAGAAGTAAACTTTTATAATAGTCCTAAGTATAATGATAATAATGATGTTAATTCATTATATAAATGTACATCACTTAATGATGATTTTAAAGTATTAAAGACTAGAACATTAGATTCAATTGTATCAGAGAAATCTCTTAGATATCCAGACTTAATTAAAATAAATTGTAATGGGTCTGAATTGGATATCATTAAAGGAGGTGTGGACACAATTAAGAAATGTAAATATCTTATAGTTAAAATGCAGACAATAAGTTTTTATGAAGGTGCACCTTTATTTAATGAAGTGGTTAAATGTTTTGAAGATTTAGATTTAGAATTTGAAATCATCCAAATTTTAGACCCATTTGGTAATGGACTTGTTGATTATGTTTTTAAGAACAAAAATGTATAATAGTTTTATTTTCTAATACATATATATATATGCCTTTTTATAATCAACAAAGAATTGGTGGTGCAATGGATGCAGACCATATTTATTACAACTTGACTATTTCTAATTATTTTGACTCAGTTGAAATTGATAATAAAGGAGACCCTATCCCTATTGATACTACTGCTACATCAGTTCCAGTTACTTTTCTTCAGAATAGAGCCCAACCTTATCTAATTAATCCATCTGATTATTTTTTGTCAGTTCAAAGACTTACACTTGATAATACTAGTACTCCTCTATTTATTGCTCAACCTATTTTAGGTAGCACAGGAGCAGATGTAAATAATACAATTTATAGCATATCAATTGTCAGTAATACTGGTACTATACAAACTGTTCCTATTATATGGCAACCTCAAGATGGTTCAATACAAGTACCATCAGGTCCCATTACTCAACAAGACTTAACTAATAATCCTTATTATTATTGTTATTCTTACGATTGGTTTATTAAATGTATTAATGATAGTATTGCTAATATACCAAATCTAGCTTACAGACCTTCTCTGTCTTTTGATGCTAGAACAGGTTTATTTACTATTCAAGCTAATGTTGTACAATATAGAACAAATATATATGGTCAATTATTGGGAACAGGAACTGGTACTTCAACACCTCAATATGTTTTTATGAATACTGCTTTATTCAACTTATTTGCATCATTTAATTTTATATACTATGGAGGTTTAGGTGGTGGTATAGCTAATGTACCTGTAGGTGCTGGTCTAGATTATCAAATATTATTTCCAATTAACGGTAAACTTACTGCAACACCTATACCATATATAACTAATGTAGTTACTAATACTTATGTATCACCTAATGAAAATGATGTATATAATATTCAAGAATATAATTCATTAGCATTATGGTGTCCTATCAAATCTATTGTAGTTAGAGGAAGTTTATTAAATGTTGTTTCTGAATTAATTGCTACACCAGTTGTTTACCAAAATGGTCAAAATATTAACGCAGGTAAACAAAATACTGATGTATTGCCTATATTTGTTGAATTTTCTATTCCTTTTAAATATGGAACCGAATATAAGCCTTTCATATATTTTGAACCTACTGGTGAATATAGATTAGCTGACCTTTATTCAGATATTGAACTTGATGGTCTACAATTTGATATATTTTGGAAAGATAGTTTTGGTGTTTTACATCCATTTTTATTAAGCTTGGGTTCCAAAGCTACAATGAAATTATTATTTAGAAAGAAAAGCTTTAACTCAGATAAAATATAAATTAATATTTAATATATATATTTTCTATATATATTATATATATGCCAAATTTTTCTAGTAGTGTTGGAGGTCTTGCACCTGATGCAAATGAATTGTACTATAATATTCTTATTAAAAATAATGCTGTTGTTCCACCAAATTTAAATACTAGTTCTCTTCCTGGAATTCCAGTATCATTCCAAGAAACAAGGTCTAATCCCTATATTCAAAATCCTTCAGATTATTATATGTCTGTTATATCTTTTGAATGCGATACTCAGTCTACACCAACTTTCGTATGCGATGCAGTTGTAGGTAGTAATAATATTAATGATACTATATATTTTGTTTCAATGGAAGATAGTTTAGGAAATGTTCAAACTATAAATGTTACTTGGCAACCTGAAAATAATACAATAGCTCAACCACCTATACCTGTTCCTAATAATTATAGTTCATATCCTTATTATTATGCTTATTCATATTCTTGGTTTATAAATTTAGTTAATAATACATTATCTACTGCATATTCTGCTATTGGTGGTACTACTTACGCTCCATTCATTCAATTAAAAGATGGTATTGTAAGTATTATAGCTAGTGAAGCAGAATTTGGTAGCAACTCTACTGTTTATTATCTTTATTTTAATACTGCATTATATGAATTATTTTCTTCCTTTACTTATAATTATATTGTTGATACTGGTAATCTTGGTATAAATTATCAAGTTATATTTAGTCCAACTCCTTCTGGTTCTAATGTCATCCAAGTTCCTTCTGTTTTATCTACAGTTCCTCCTAGTTCACCTTATCAAGCTATTGAAAATGTAGCAGATTATTCACCTTTACCATATTGGAATCCAGTTGATTCAATTGTATTTACAACTCAACAATTATATGTAGTTCCTGAATTAATAGCGAAGCCTACTCTTTATGGAAATAATACTAGTCAATATCTAGGTGTTAATGCTAATATAAGTTATATATTAGCCGATTATGCTGGACCTTTAATATCTGGTACTGAATATAAACCTCGTATTTCTTATGTTCCTATTGCAGAATTTCGTCTTGTTGACCTTTATAGTATTGAACCAATAAGAGCTCTTCAAATAGATGTATTCTGGAAAGATACATTTGGTGTATTACATCCTTTATTATTATTAACTGGTGGAAGTGCTTATATTAAAATTATGTTTAGAAAGAAAACATTCTACGATTAAAATCTAGACTATCTATATATGGACGAAAAACTTTACAGGCAAAAATCTTTTTTTAGTGATAAAAAAAATATTTACAGTAAGATTAATAATAATTCAGATGTGTGTCATATTTATTATGATATTTTAGTTTCTAATAATAATACTAGTCAACCATCAAATCAAGGAATAATACCTTGTTCATTTTCTCAAAGTAGAGAAAATCCTTATTTAGATACTCCTGAAGATTATAATGTGATAGTTCCTTATCTAAAAATAGATTCAAATAATTTCCCTCTTCAATTAATAAATCCTCTTAGGACTTCTAATACAATTAATAATAATGTATCAACACAATATGTTATTTATATTAAAGGTCTGGTAATCAGTGGTGATTGGAAAGCTATTGCAATCCAATGGACACCTCCTGATGCTACTTTATATCAGAAATATAATGGTTTACCTACTACTTCTGTATTTCTTAATGACCCCTATTTTTTTAATTATTCTTACAATTATCTTTTAAATCTTATTAATACCGCTCTAATTGTAATTTTTACTACATATGGTAATCCAGGTGGTGCACCGTATTTAACATTTAATCCAGTAAATAAAAAATTTAGTATTATTGCTTCACAATTATTTGATGATGCAACTGGAATATATAATATCGGTATGGGTGAAGAATTATATAGTTTATTTGATGGGTTCTCAGCTAGTTTAGTACAATTTAATACAAATCCTGTTTTTATTTATAAAATTAATATTGTAAGAACTCCTCTAAATCTTGTTCCTAATTATACCTCTTTATCATCTGTTCCACTTGTAGCTACTGATTATTGGATTAAGACAGAACAAAATTTTCCATCTATATCCATCTGGAATCCAGTTGTATCTTTAGTATTTGTTGCAAGATATTTAAATGTTATCAGAACATTAGAAGCTAAACCATTTATATATGGTTATGACCCTAATCCACCAAATGCTAATAATGCATCTGTGTCCAATGTATTATTAGAGATTCCTATATCATCGTCAGCTAACCCTTCAATATATTATGAACCTAGTGCTGAATTTGTACTTACTAATTTAATGGGTTTAGTTGAGTCTTATGATTTACAGATAGATGTATTCTGGAAGGATTCATATGGTAATTTAAATATATTTTACCTTGATATTGGTTCTAGTTTAAATCTCAAATTATTATTTAGAAAGAAAGCTTTTAACTACTAAATATGTCTAAAAATCTAGTAAAGTTTTTAGAAATATTTATATCTAATACTAGTTATATAATATGTCCGCAGATTTTGAAAAAGTATTAGTCAAAGACCCTCGTCTTGATGTACAAGATTCCATCAAATATGCCGTTGTTAAAGGAGGTCAAAATGTTACAGCATCACCCTTCAAGGCTATCTCTGAATCTGACTCTCAAGTAGTATTTAACATCCAAGTACCATCTGAACAAACAATCGTTGACCGTAGATTACTCTGGACTTCAACATTATTAGTCAGAACAACTACTGCATCAACTGGAACTTATGGTATTGATTGGGCTTTAGCTTCATTTCCTCTCCATCAATTACTTTCGGTTATGTCCGCAACCATTAATAACAACACAGTATCATTAAATGTTAACGATGTATTACCTGCTATCATTCGTTTAATATGTTGTGATGATTTAACATATTTCAACAGCTCATCACCTACATTTGCTGACACCCAAAATGTATATCCTACAAGTGTTGCTAAAGGAGCTTCACACAATAATCCTCTCAGTGATTTAACTCAATGCGAAAATAATAGAAATCCTCACCGTGGTGTTTTTGCACCTTATTCTGTTGCTACAGGGTCAGTTGAAGGTACTTTGGATTGGACTTTTAAAGTTACTGAACCTCTCTTAATTAGTCCTTTTATCTTCACAGATTTAAAAGCTAACAGCCAAGGTTTTTATGGTATCCAAAATATGAACTTTGTATTAAATAAAAATGGATTCCAAAAGAAAGTCGCTAGAGGTAAAGTAGCTGTAACTGATGTATCTACATCAGGTACTATTGGTGGTTCTACTCCTACATCAACATTATTATTTATGTTTTTAACCCCACACCCTTCTGATTTAATGCCCGCTAGAAATATCGTCCCCTATTATGAATTACCAAGATATATTACTTCTTTAGATGCATTAAATGGAAGTCAAACTTTATTCAATAAAGGTGCATCAGGTGCACCCACTGTAAATGTTGTCTTAAATACACTCCAATTAAATCAAATTCCCGACAAACTCATTATATTTGTAAGAAAGGTTCCTGCAAATAATTCTCTTGATACTGATACTGCTTTTCCTATCCAAAATATCAGTGTTAACTTTAATAACAACTCAGGTATTCTTGCTTCTGCTTCTCCTATTCAATTATGGGAAATGTCTCGTAATAATGGATTACAATCATCTTGGAATGACTATAATGGTTGGGGTATTGATACTATTTTAGCAGGTGGTTCAGGTAATGCTTATAGTTTAGTAGGTACTGTTGGTTCTTACTTAACACTTGAATTTGGAAGGGATATTCAATTAACTGAAGACTTCTATGCCTGTGGAAGTTTAGGTAACTTCAATTTACAAGTAACATTAAATGTAACAAACAATACTAACAGTGCATATGATGCAGGTGCATTACAATGTGTATTAATTACAATGAACTCTGGTGTATTCGTATGTGAACGCGGTACATCATCTACATACACTGGTATCTTAACTAAACAAGATGTTCTTGAAGCTTCTCAACAAGAACACTACACACACGACGATGTAGGTCGTATGGTTGGTGGTGCTAATAAATTCTTTGATATGGTTAAATCTGGTGTTTCTAGCTTAGGTAAACAAGCATTAAAACACGGAAAAGAACAATTAATGAAACACGGAAAGAATTTAGCTAAAAAAGGAATGGAAAAAGGTGCTGATATGCTTTCTAAATATTTACAATAGTAAAAATACTAACTAACCTATATCAAAATGAATAAATATTATTAGATAAAAATATCTAATCATATTTATATATGCCGTACAATAACGATTATAATCAAATGATTGCTCGTGATATTGACTATTTCAATCGTAGATATATTATGCACTGTGGACAAACTGGTCAAGGAACAATTGATTATCGTGTAGGAATGTCTGGAGGATGTAGTACTTGTGAAGGTGCTGGTGCTGGTTCTAAAACATTTTTATCTGGAGATGAAATGGAAGGAGGAGCCATTCTTGGTCTTCAATCTGGAACTGTATTAGGTGGACCGAAAGTTCCTAGAGAAAATTCAAGAGTTATGGCTTCTTTTTCATCATTGGGTGCACCTATTGGATTTAGCCCTCAAGCTATTACAAATCCTAATGCTAGAGCTCAAGATGCTCCTCCTCCATCACAAGCTCCTCCTCCACCTTCTGGTGCTCCTCCTCCTGCTCCTGCTGTTGGAAGAGGTGGTGCTATTTTAGGTCATCCTCAAAAATTTGAAGATAGATATATGTACCAAAATCCTAAGTTTCAAACACAACCTGTTGTAGATGGAAAAAAATTCTCTAGTTTAGGTAGACCTAATATGCCTATGTCTGGTAAATCAATCAAAGCTGGTGATGAAGTTTTCGTAAGAGATTTAGGTAATGGTGAACCAATTCATAAAGATGAATATACTGGTGCTGGTAAAGAAGATTCAGAAAAAGAAGAAGAAGAATATGAAGAAGATTCTGATACTAGTAGTTCCAGTTCTGAAGATGATTTATTAACAAGAGAACATATGGAAACTATGAAAGGAGTAAAGAGAGCAAGAGAATATTTAGATGGTGGATATTGTGGTGGTAAAGGTGGTCCTAGTGGTGCAACTAGTGGTTCTAGAGGTGCAACTGGTAGTTTTAAAGGTTCAACACCTAATTTTAAAGGTACAAATAGTGGTACTAAAGTTAAACCTAATACACCTGCACCTCCACCAATACCTAAAGTTAAAGGACCTGTACCTAAAGGACCTACACCCAAAGGACCTACACCCAAAGGACCTACACCCAAAGGACCTACACCCAAAGGACCTGCACCCAAAGGACCTACACCTAAAGGACCTGCACCTAAAGGACCTGCCCCTAAAGGACCTGCACCTAAAGGAAACGCATCTAAAGGTTTAAAACCTAAAAATAAACCTAATAAACCACCTAAAAATCAACCAGCAAATCCACCACCAAAAGGAGCACCTCCAAATCCTAGTGGACCTACTTGGTTGACTACTGCTAATAAAGCTCTTGATGTAGGTTTACAAGTTCTAGCCATTGTAAATGGATTTAAGATGTTTTCAGATGACCCTGTTGGTGATTTTATGAATATGTATGAAGATGAATTATGCGATGACCTTGGACAAAATCCTAAAATTGAAGATATTATTCAATGCTTAAAAGACCAAGATTATGATGATGAAGAAATTCAATCTTTATTATCTTTATCACAAGGAGCTTTAGCAGAACAAGCAGGTAAAGAAGTTTCACAATCATTAAAGCAAGCATTACAAGAAAGAGAAAATGGTAACATAAATAAAAATACAACTTGTTTAGATGCAATGAATGAAGTTGGTGATGCAAAAGAAATGGTAAGTCCTGAACAAAAACCTGTAAGAAAAGCAACTTCTTATTTTGGTGGTTATTTTAAAGATACATTAGATGCTACAAGCCATCATCAAACTGAAAGAAAAGTTTCTGCTCAAATGAATTCTAGAATAGGTTATGGTCCTCCAAATGAAGTACAAATCAGACAAACACCTGAATCAATGACTCAAAAAAGAGTTGCTCCTACAGCATCAGCACCTAGAGCACCACCTAGAAGAGGAAAAGGTAGACCAAATGAGGTACAAATCAGACAAACACCTGAATCAATGACTCAAAAAAGAGTTGCTCCTATAGCATCAGCACCTAGAGCACCACCTAGAAGAGGAAAAGGTAGACCAAATGAAGTACAAATCAGACAAACACCTGAATCAATGACTCAAACACGAGTTGCTCCTGTGGTATCAGCACCTAGAGCACCGCCTAGAAGAGGAAAAGGTAGACCAAATGAAGTACAAATCAGACAAACACCTGAATCAATGACTCAAACACGAGTTGCTCCTGTAGCATCAGCACCTAGAGCACCGCCTAGAAGAGGAAAAGGTAATCCCAACGCTAGAGCACCTAAAGCACCATCAAGAGGACCACCTAAATCTAGTGCACCAGCACCTTTTACACCTTCAGCACCTAAAGCACCAACTGTAAGACAACCTAGAATGTCAACACCTTCTGCACCTAGAGCTCCATCTATGAAACAACCTGTGTCAGTTCCTAAAGCACCCCCTAGAGCAACTGGTACAGGTAAACCAAATAAGAGAGCTGAAATTGTAAAAAAAGTAATGAGTGAACAAGGTATGAGTATGATTGAAGCTTCCAAATATGTAAAAGCAAATGGATTATATTAAAAATAATTTATAAATATATTTTTCTAATATATTTATATATATGACTAGAAGTAAATACGCTGATTGGTCTAGAACAGCTGACCAAATATATACTATTATAAATAGAGAAGAAGATAAAGCTTATGTGAATTGGACTGCTGAAAAAATTAAATTTATACAAGACTATTTTGAACAAGCATATAATAGTATTAAAGATGATATAAAATCAACTATAGATGAATACAATTCACCTGATGATAAAATTGCAGAAAAAATACGAAACAATGATGATTATAAAAAAGTAAACCAAGAAAATAGTATGTATAAAGTTTTTGGTAGAATGAGTGAACTTTCAAAGCACAGTAAAGAAATAAAAGCTGAAGAAAAAAAAGATGAAGCTGAGAGACAAAAAGAACAGAAATTATTAGAAGATATGCAAAATGAAAATGCTCATAGAGAAGAAATAAATAGAGCTCTAAGTAAAGTAATTCCTGGAAGTAACGCTTGTTCATCTAGTTCAGTTGAGAAACAACAGTTAGAAGATAGAGCAAATATTGAAGATGATGTCCAAGAAGAAATTGCTGAAAATGAAATAGATGGAGGTAATTTATCTAATCAAATATATGAAATAAATAAAAGATTTGTTATGAATAATCCAGAAGAACCATTTAAATTAAGTGTAAAGTCAAAATCTTCAAAAAAAAAATATAAGATATAATATATATGTCAGGATTAGGTAGTCTTATAGTTGGTTTATTTGGTCTAGCACACGATGCAGGTGCATTTTCTGGAAATAAATCAGAAATAACTGTAGATTTTATGGGAGATAAATTATGGTTATATCCAGAAAATTTACAACATTTACACGAAAATTTAGTACCTTTTGTAATGCAAAAAGTAAATGAAGATGCACATTATTTTGAACAATTGAGAAAAGATTTTTATGGTGATTTATATCAACCTCCTGCAGAAGGAAGTGGTTTTATAGGTGGTGATTATGAAAATGATTTTGAAGAAAGAAGAAAAATGAAAAAACAACACAAATATTTTGCAAGAGAAATACCATTTTCGGACTTTCAAGCTGTAATTGACGAAGATTTAAATGCTTTATTAGAGGGTAAAGAAGTAAATGATAGTAATAAAAAAGCTAGAACAAATGTTACAAAAAGAGGTGACGATAAACCATATAATGAGCATCCATCTCCTTATGAAATGTCAGAAGAAGACAGAGATAAATTACAAGATAGGATTGATAAAAGTAAAGTATTAGCAAAAGAACAAAATGAAAGAAAAAAAAAAGAAGAAGATGAAAGATGGATGAAGTTCGCAACTGGTAGTGGATATGGTGGTAGTCGTATGATACCTGTACTTGATTTTGCTGATATATTTAAGAAAGCTCTTCCTAATTATCAAACTAAAATGAATGAATTAAAAGACTTAATCGCTACAAAAAACCGAGGAGAAGAAAACTATTTTAAAAAATATGAAGAAGTTCAGGATAGAGAATATCAAAAATTATATAAAGAGAGAGAAGATGAAGAAGAAGAAACCAAAAAGCAATTAGATGAACAAGATAAAACACACGAACAAAAAATTGAAGATGCTAATAAAAAGAAAGAAGATTTTGATAAAGCTGTTATTGCTAATGCTGAAAAAAGATTGCAAACACAAGATAGAGATGCACAAGCAGTTAGTGGAATCAAAACTTGTAAGTCAAATACTAAGACAAGAGACCAAATAGAACACGAGGCTTATCAAGAAGAAAAACAAAGAGCTAAAGATGCTGAAGAAGCTGAAGCAAAAAATTTACCACCTGATACATCTAGACTACCAAATAGACGAGCAACACTAGAGAGGAAAAAAATGGGTTTAGGTGAACCGAAGAAGATAAACAAAAGAGCAGAAGTTGTAAAAGAGATTATGGTAAAAAAAGGCTTAAGTATGATAGAAGCTTCAAAATATGTAAAACAGCATAATCTTTATTAAAAATATATAATTATAAATATTTATTTCTATTTATTATTATATATATGGCTACATTTAGACAAGAGCAAATTGACGATATCTTGAATTATGATAGAGCAATGAATAGAATTGTGCTAGATAGTGAGATAGCTCAAGCTTCTCGTTTTAATGATGAAAGAAATCCTCCTTCTAATAGAGATATTAAATTTGAAGCTTTATTGGGTACATTAGTCGATGATTTAAAAGCTAAGATTGCAGAAGCACTTCAAAGTATTGCATCTAAACAATATCCTAAAACTGATGCATTAAAAGTAACTGCATTATTAGGTTTACCAACGGGAGAAAAGCACGGTGATTTTAAAAATATGAACTATGCCGCCGTGAAAAGAGCACAAGACCAACAATCTGATTTTAACTATGCACAAGCAAAAATAAGAGCACTTGAAGCTAATAATAGAGGTTTACCTGAAGATGGTGAAAAGATTAAAAAGAAAGGTGTAAAATATGATAACCCTACTATGCCTTCTAATTCAGTTCCTGTTCCTAGAAATACACTTACAGAAGTTAATCCACAACAAGAGGAACAAGAATTTAATTTAGGTTCTGGTAAACCAAGTAGAAAAAGAAAGTTTATGTTAAGAGGTGGTGCTGATGGAGAAGAAACAGCTGATGGTCTAGCTAAAGAAAAATCTGTTGCCCAAGCTCACAATGCTACTGAAAATATCTTATATGATATAGTTAATAAATATAATGGTATAGTTGATAAGTTATTACAAGCTACTCAACCCGATGGTCGTTTCTCATCTAAAAGAAATGTAAGTGCGTCTAGCGTTAGTTATTTTTCAGATGTATTAAAAGGTGTTCTTGAACCATTAAAACATTTAGTATTTGAATTAGCTCAAGTCCATAATCCTTCACTTGCTTCAGTAATTAATATGGTTACTTCTATGATTGAAGTAATTGATAACTGTCCCCCTTTCCAAAAAGTAAATGTATTATCATACAAATCAGGTATGCCTGACTTCCAAGGTTTATCTAATTCAGTTCAATTATTGAATGTAGATGGGTATATAAAAGATTTAGAAACTTACAAAGCTAGAATGAGAGAAATGTATCACCAAGCCATAAGTCAATCTAGTGCTATGTTTTTTAATATTCCTAATGAAAATCTCAGAAATTCTTTAAGAAATACAATTGAAGAAAGAAGCAAACAATATAAAAAAGTAATTGAAGATATTGATAATGAAATTGTAGAAGTAAGAGCAAGAGCAAAACTCACAGATGAGTTTGAAGCTAATGGTGAATTAATTAAACAAGCTGAAGGTGTCTATGAAGCATTTGAAGAATTAGTACAAAATGGCGAACCTGAGCGTCAAGAAATGATAGAAACACAAGAAAATCCTTCTTATAATATTATTAAACTACCTGATGAAAATTATAAGACATTTCTTGGTAGGTTAGATGCAAAAAGAGAAGAATTACAAAAACAATTAGATAATGCTAATAAATTTGCGAAAGATACTGGCGTTCAAAGAGGAGAAGACGATGAATATGATGATATAGTTAATAAATTAGAAAGAGCAATAGGAGAAATTACGAATGATATAGGTACATATGAAAATGCTATAAACACTGGAAAATTAACAGACAATTTTAACACAATTCTTGTTGATTTAAATGAAAGAAAAAAATACTTACGAAATAGAATAGCTATTGCTAAAAAATCTGCAAGTCAAAATTTAGTTATTAAATTAGAAGGAGCATTGAAAGATGTTTTGGATGATATAAAAGAATACGAAGATGCTATGAACAATAAAAAACCTTTAAGATTAATCCCTGAAACTAGAAGAGCTGAAATTCAAAGAGAAGCTAGAAAAAGTTTTGTTCAAGGTGATTTAGAATCTCATCAAAGAGAAGCTGAAGAAGCAAGACTAGAAGAAGAAGCAAGAAAATTAGCTGAAGAAGAAGAAAGGAAAAAAATAAAACTAGCAGAAAAAGAAGCTAAAAAAGCGGAGAAACAAGCTAAAATAGCAGAGAAAAAAGCACAACATAAAAAAGAAGGAATGGATAAACAAAAACTAGAATTTGATAACATCATCAATCGTATTCAGAATTATGAAGACCATAATGATTTGAAAAAATTAGTATTAGAATACGATACAAATAGAGACATTAAACTTTTAAGAAAGAAAGATGAAGTAGTTAAAAATGAATTAATTGCGTTAGTAAAATCTAAATATCCTCAATTTGGTAGTGGTAGACGCAGAAAAGGTGGAAGTGGGGGTCTTGCTGATTTATTATCTACTGATTACCAACCTCAAAACTGGCATCATAGAAAATTTACAAGCTTTGACTATGATGATAAAATACATAATCAAATGGTTAAAGCAAATGATAGATGGCAAAGATTAAGTAATCCTCCTCATACTACTCCTATTGGAAACTTAATACCATTCTATAAAAAGGATGAAGCTTCTATGTACAGCTTTCCTATGAAATTGAAGAATGAAAATGCTAAGTTATATCCTGATGATACACAAACTGATGCTAGAGGAGCGGATATAAGTTTATTACAAGGTCCTATTGGTGAACGAGAACCTGAAGAGAATGTTCCTCGTGGAAGAAAGCCTAGAGTAACTCACAGAACTGCTAAAGAAGCAACTATGAATATTTTAGAAGGTAGAGGTGAAATGGGAAGAGGTATAGGTATGGGTAAACCAAGTAATCAAAGACAACAAGCTTCAACTGGAAGACCTGGACTCGTTAAAGGAAGAGTAGGTATAATGGCTGGTGCTGGACCTTTAGGAATGATGCAACAACAAACAAGAATGGCTCCACAACAAGGAATGACAAATCGTGTAGGAAATCGTACAGGAAAAGGTACACTAAGTAGTTTTATGCGTAGTAATAGAGAAGCACTCTCAGGAACAGTAGGTAGAGGTGGTAGAATTGGAGACCCTATGAATCATCAAGGTAATCAATCTGCTGAAGCACTTGAAAGAAGATTTGCTAATAGATTTCCTATTGGTAGAGGTGGTAGAATTGGAGACCCTATGAATCATCAAGGTAATCAATCTGCTGAAGCACTTGAAAGAAGATTTGCTAATAGATTTCCTCTTGGTAGAGGTGGTAGAATTGGAGACCCTATGAATCATCAAGGTAATCAATCTGCTGAAGCACTTGAAAGAAGATTTGCTAATAGATTTCCTCAAGGTATACCACAAAAAATGGCTCCTGAAACTGGAGAAGTAATGAAAGGGAAAGGTAAGAAATCTAAAGCACTCCATAAAATAGTATTTGATGATGAAGCAAATGATATGTTTGATGAAGAATATGACGCACCTAATGATGGTGGTATGATTCCTGAAGAATCAGAAGAAGAAGAAGATAGATTTAGAAATAAAAAGTTAGGACCTAAGAAAAAGAAGTCCGTTAAAAAATAATTATATAAAATATTTTATATCTACGATATTTTATATATGCCATTCAATTTAGAATCTAAAGGTAAAACCCTTGCTAAAATAGAAGGAGGAAAGTTTAATAATAAAGTTGTATCAATTAGTGATAAAGATGAAGATGTAGCAAAGAACTTTTCTAATATTCATATTCCCGATGATGGAAAGTTTCAACAAATTCCTGACCCAGAAACAGAGAGGCAAATCATCTATGTATTTGGTCCTTCTGGAAGTGGTAAGTCATATTATTCAAAGCAATATATTAAACAATGGAAGAAGCAACATAAAGGAAATGTTTATTTGTTTAGTTCTTTAGAAGATGATGTTAGTTTAGATGATATCCATCCTAAAAGAATTAAGCTAGATAAAAAGTTAGTTAATGACCCTATTGATACAGAAGTATTTAGAGATAGTATGGTTATTTTTGACGATATTGATGTTATCAGAGATAAAGAAATCAAAGAAGCTATTTATGATATTCTGAATAGTATTCTTGAAATTGGTCGCCACTTTAATATAAACTGTATATTAACAAATCACTTACCTTCAAATGGTAAAGATACCAGACGCATCTTGAACGAATGTCATTCTATTACATATTTCCCTCACGCTGGTGCTGGAAGACAACAGAGATATTTCTTAGAGAACTATGCTGGATTAGATATTAAAGAAATGAAAAAGATTAAGAAGATGAATACAAGATGGGCTACCATCTTTAAAACTTATCCTATGTGTGTAATGACTGAAAAAGACTTATTCACATTTGATGATTTAGCTGAAGTTAAAGCGTAACGACTATATCTTTTGGTTTTTTAATATAATTTTTTTGCATTTCTGAACTATGAGCCATTTCTTTGGCATCCTTTTGAGCTTTATCTAATGTATCGCCATATTTATCTGTTAAGAAAATATGACGCAACATACTACTACCAATAGCTTTACCAAATATTTTATTTAATATTCTTGTAATGCTATTTACTTTATCTAGTGGTTTATAGTTCTTATATACTAAGAACCAATCACCATCATCATTTTCATTTAATACTTTACGACCATCAGTTCTGGTACCTACACATCTATGATGTTTAAAATATTTAACTAATGCATTCCATAAATCATTACTTATTTTAACTAATTGTGAACCATATTTAGAACTAGTTTTATAAGAATTAAATATGAATTCTTTCTTTGATAAATCTAAATAGTTGAAGTCTTTAGACATATCAGCTTTATAGTTAGATACAAGTTTCATTATTTGATAATCCTTATTTCTTCTAGGAGCTTGATGAATATATAATGAGAGAATGACATATCCTAGTAAAGTATTATATTGATTTTCAGATATAGTTTTTTGTTTATAAAAACTATCCACCTCTTTTTCAATACTATCATATTTTTCTTTTACTTGAGCCCAAGTCATCCAATTTTTTTCTTGCGTTTCAGTTAATTCATTAGGGTCAACATCTTTATTAATTTGTTCATTCTTTTGCATCATTAAATTATAATATTTATCGTGAAGTTTTTTTACTAAAGGTTTATTATATAATGATAGAGCTGACACAATACTAATTAAATAGTTTCTCTTTGTGTTCTCTTTATATGGACTAAGTTTTTCAATAATATTATCAACATCTTTCAAAAAATTAAAGTTGCTAAAGACTTCACCTTTATTTAGTTTACGGAGATTTCTGAGATATGCTTGAATACTACTATCGGATAGTTGCTTCTTTTCTTTCATCTCTTTAGTTAAGTTTTCAATAAAATTAACTTTACTCATATATACAGAAATCTAGATATTTATTATTGTAATAAATCTTTATATTTTTTCTTGGCATTTTTAAGAATATCCATTAATATTTTAGACTCAGGCTTATCCTTCTCTGGTTTGTATTCAAATATATGAGATGATATTTTATATACTTTTAATATAACATTTTCAGGAATTATAAAAGTATCTTTTTCTTTTGCCAATTCATATTTAATATTAAGGTCTCCATAACACATCGTACAACATTCGCATTTTAATTCTTTATTTTTATTTTTAAGAATAACATTATATATAACTACATCATCATTATATATTTTACCGTCAATTTGACATAGTGGCATATATTTACCATAGAATATTTATTGACATATTATTTTTGGAATATTTATTCTTTTTCCAATTTCCTTTTATTCTTGTCGCTCTTGCTCTGTATAGTTCTCTGCGTTTGTCTGCGTATCCTTCTTCAACTTGTCCTATGTGTTCTAACCAGCTATAAATAATATAATCAGGATAATCAGGATTTCCAAAATGAACTAATCCATCAGGACTTTCATACATAAGTTTATTCTTTCCAGTATTACAAAATAAAACTTTATCTCCATCATATCCAGTTTTATCAGCCATAAGTTTAGCTTGTTTTAAATAATTCATTGGTTTTAATCCTATTTTTTCTAGCTTGAGTTGGAAATCAGATATTTTACCTCCACAAAGTCCAGAACAACCACCGCAATAACCACCTTTCATTCTTGGTTCATAATTCATAATGAGATATTCTTTTACTTTTTGTGATTGACCTCCTTTTGTTTTTACACCTACATATTTTGTCGGAACGCTAATGATTTTAAAAGGTTGAAACTCTTTCTTTTTAATATCAATGTCAGCTAAAGATAACAAGAACTTACCTTTGATGGTTTTTAATATTTTAAGTAATTCAGGAATATCAATTGAGCTATATCTATAATTACCAGATGATTCTCTTGCAGGTGGGTCTAGATAAAAGAATGTGTTGGGTTTATTATATTTTTTAATAATCTCTTTGTAATCTGTGTTATATAAATCAGTGTCTTTTAGTCTTTCTTGATAACCTACAAATCTTGAATTAATTCTTGGTTTTCCAAATGAACTACCTCTTCCAAAAAAACTTAATCTGTATAATAAGAATGTGCGGAGGAATCTATTATATTCTGATTTGGGGTCTGATTCTAAAATTTTTTCAAAATCTCTTTTAGAATAATCACCATTGACATCTTCGGCTATTTTACTTGCAGGATAGTTTTTAAATCCTTCAAATATTTCCATAATATCAGGGTCTATATCATTAACTACTTCTTTGTGATTATCTTTATTTTTATAGAAATAAACAGAGCCACCACCTACAAATGGTTCTACATAAGTTGAATAAGTTCCTGAGCTAGGAAAATAATCATCAACGATTTTCTTCTTTAATAAAACTTTACCTCCTACTCTAGCTGTTAACGGCTTAAGACCTCCAGTTGCTGTATTTTTAATATTGAATTCGTCTGTACCTAAAACATTGGCTGTTATTAGAGGACTCTTATCTCTTTTCTCATCAATCATTTTCTTGAGTTGTGATTTTGATAGTTCTTTAATTATTTTTAATGGTCTACATAATGGATATTCACCAAATTTTTCTTCTGTATTAGAATTACCACAAGCTATTATTTCTCCATTGTGATAATAATCATTTACGGAAGTCCATTTTTGACCTAACCATTTTTTAGTATCTCGTTTACCATCGTCTTCATATTCACCACCTGCTTTTTTATAAGCTCTTACAATTTGCATAGAACGATATGCAGAATGCTTTGGATTTTTAGCATATATTTCTTCTTTTATTTTTTCATACAATTCAGGGTCGGATGGAATAGCCCCTCCTTTCATTTCAGAAATAATAATTGCTTGTTCTTGTTTTTTAGCTCTTTCTTCTGGTATTCCCTCTTTACTAAAACAAGTAGATAAATCATTTTTTTTGCAAACTTTGTATCCATCTTTTACTTTTTTAATTGTATAAGGCATTATTTATATATTTATATCTAGAAAATAAATATATAATTAATCTTGTTTTTTTTCTTCCTCCTTTTCTTCTTCTACTTCAATAGTAAAATTTGACTTTCTTGCTATTTCAACTAATAATTCATTATCGGTAAATATTCTAGATAAAACAGCTCCTCTTGGTCCATAATATTTGTATTGTTTGAATGCTCTTTCTAAATCTGTAAAAAATAAATATCTCATACTTGCTTTCAAGTTTTCATCCTCATCTACTTGTTCTTTCCAGTTTGGTAATTCTTCTCTGAAAACTACACAAAAGATTTCAGTTAAATCTTCCATAGTTGGGCTTGTTGCATATTCTTTGGTTATGTCAAAGAAAGGCTTCTCGGTAAATATTGTGTCAATATTCATATATATAATATCGTAGTTTTTATATCTTTAATCTGGAATTAGATTTTTTACATTGGCTTCTATAAGAGTTTTCCGTAAATAAGTGTTAAGTCTGGATTAAGTTTTTTGCTTCTGAAACTTCTTTTTTGAAACTTCTGTTTTGGTATATTTCTGAAACGATATGATGATTTGGTTTCTCTATAAAAGTTTTTATCTTTATTAATAAAGTTTTTTGATTCTTCCATAGCTTCTTCTAACCCTTTATCTTTATTGATTACAACTGCGTGGAGTTCATAACCATTATTTTTATCTCTTCTATTTTCTGAAACTTCTTCTGGAATACCTGCACCTTTTAATTCATCATATTTTGAATAAAAGAATTTTAATGCTTCGGTTTTAGCTACTTTATCATTTTTAAATTTGTTTATATTTTTATACCATAATTCAGGAGTGTATTCATAACTGCACTTTAACTTATTAAGAACTTTTGGGTCGTTTGACCAATACAATGAGCCACCAATATCTAAATCTGATTTTCTAATATATTCATCATATAATAAGTCTTTTCTGTATACATTATTTATCATATCTTTTAATATCTTATTTGTGTTCTTATTTGTTTTATAAAATCCTAGTTTTGAATAGAATGCAATTGTAGGGGCTTTTTCAATACTTTCTAAATGGATATATTTTATCTTATTATTTTGTTTTTCAAAAAATTCTTTATTAGCAATTATTTCTTTCAATTGTTCAAATAATAATGATGTTCCACCACTTCCACAGGTTGTTGATATATATAATTCATCTTCTTTGGGTATAGAAGCAAATATAAATGATTTGATAATTAAATCACTGTTAGTGCGTTTGAAACCATAGACAGATATATCACAATAACCAGGATTACCAGTTGCTCTAATATATTTAGGATTTAATGCTTGGTTGCATAATACTTCATTTAGTTTATCAGCATAATAAATAATAAATTCTTGGAGAAGGTCAATTCCACTATAATCCATTTTGTAATCAATCTTACCTTCAGCTGGTTTTGATTCAAATACAATAGTTCTGAGTTCGTTGTTTTTTAATAAACCAAATATTGTTTCAAAATTAGTTTTTAAAACTTTTATAGCTTCGGATTTATTGAGTTCTCCATTTACGAATTCTTTTGTTTTTTTAATAAAACCGTCTATTGTTATTTCGTAAAGTTTTTCTTCTCTACTTTCCAAAAAGATTTTCATTTGTATATAGTATATTAGATAATAATCATTCTTATTTTTGAACCTCCCAAAAGTTTAACTTCTGAATCTATTGCTTTGTTGTCTTTTTTTGCTATTGTCCCATCTTCTAATACTTTTAGATTATCTCTTACTAATTCTTGAAGCTCGTCATCGGAAGTTGAATAGTTAGGCATAGAACCTTGAATTTTTAAGTTGTAGTAACTGCATAACTTTAGTAATTGTTTTCTAGATAACATATTAAAATCAAAATCGTCGTTCATATATTAAAGTGTATAAAAAAATTTATAGCCTTTATATATGCAAAATGTTATTACCAAGATTAAGACTATTGTTAAAACTTATAATCCAAATATTATCACAAGTCTCGGCGTTCGTATGCGAAATCCTTTTGATGAAAAAGGATATTGGGTTGGTTGGTCAACTGAAGAGATAGCTGAGCATTTTTCAGCTGTAAATAAATTTAAAGAAACCAAACCTAAAGAAAAAGAACCTAATGGTAGAGGTTGTTAGCGTCTGATAAAGAAGCTTACTATTTCATCATAGTCCATTCCACTGGATGCTTTTGACTGTTCCATAAATTTATGGTATCCATCTAAATCTTTACCTTCCAATAACTTTTTAATTCTCATACAACAGTGTCTTCCACAAGTTTGGATATCACTATCCTTCTGTTGGTATTTTACAGGATTATAATTAACTTTATAACCTGATTGTTTTAGTAATTGCGTCAATCTTTTATCAGCTTGACCTAATTCCTGTCTTTTATCCATTGATATCCATTTTAATTGAGAATCAGGAGCTCCACCATAAGAGTCAAAGAAATTGATTTGGTTTTTAAGTTTATCTAAAGAAACCCAATGACCTTTATTGGGACTGTCTTCAATTAATAAAAATGCATAAGATTTATCATTAGGAAGAAGTTCATCAATATGTTCCAAATCATTTAATTGATTATACAATATAATTTTAGCACCAGGGAAATATGTTTTGATATCATTATCACCCATAGGTTTCTCTTCTATTACTTCTAATTGTGCTTTGTCCATATATAATTAGTTAGATATTTTAATTGGCGTAGGTTGGCGGAACAAAAATATGTAAAAATATTGAAAAAAACTTATAGTAATATTTTATACCGTGTGTAAGGTTAATAAAATGTGTGTAAGGTTGACCTTACACCGATGGTTCACATCTATATACCCTATTTTTAATAAAATCTATTATAAAATATACTTCTATTTATACTACTGTGTAAGGTGTGTAAGGTGTGTAAGGTAAATAGAGATTCCAGCAAAAAAAATAAAAAAATCCTATAATATAAAAATTCCCGTAGGAGTTTTGGAAACCACCCTACACTATGCTTTCGCGTGTGTAAGGTCGCTTTTTTAGAAAGCAGTCTACCTTACACAGATGTGAACCATCGGGAAGCCACACCCTTTAAAACGCGGTCTTGACAAAAATGTTTTAAAAAATAAAATATCTAGTTTATTATATATAAATGTCTAAAATATTTGACTTTGTTAAACAAACTTCGCTCATCTCATCACCCACACCTTATGACAATAAAAACTATCAATGTGTTTCTGGATGGAAATCTAACAATTTTTTACAGAGCGTTAAATTATATGAAAATCCCGAATATAAATCTTGGAACGGTTTAATGATTGATTTAAACGGGTTATATTTCAAATATATTGTATTAGATGTAGATTGTGAAAAGTCTAATAATATTGTATTAAATCACTGTAAGGAACACAACTATAATATTGTATCAACGCCATCTCATTCTAATATTAATAAAGGGCAAAAATACAAAAATCATTATTGGTTCAAACAACCAAAAACAGATATTGAGATTAGAAAAGTTGTTTCTAAGGATAATCAGAAAATGGTTGACCGCTTTGGATTATTAGATATCATTATTCAAATAGCAGAACATAAGGACAGTATTATTGATTATAAAAATATTTCAGAAATTTCTGAGGATTCATTGAGATATTTTTATATGGAAGATGATGATTCAGAAAGTGAATCAGACGACGAACCCAAAGAAATACATCCAGAAGAGAAGATAGTAGATTTATTAAAAATATTAAGTCCTACTAGAGGTAATACACATAATGAATTTTTAAGTATTGGTTCCGCATTAAAATCTATAGATAATGATTTTATTATTTTATTTGATACTTTTTGTAAGAAGAGAGATGGATACAAAGGACTCAAAGATATTACTTTTAGATGGAAAGGCTTCCCAAGAAATCAAGGTATAGGAACACTTATTAATATGGCTAAAGTGGATAATCTTGAAAAATATCAGAAGTGGCGAGCTAAATATTGTAAACAAGAAGTAAAAGAAGATATTAACGACGAATATCAAATAATGAAGAAAGAACTAGAGAAAAACTTATTTATGACTACAGAACCAATAGGTTATTATTTTATTAATCAAGACAACAAACCTTATCAATATAATAAAACTGATATTAAGGATTTATTAGCACCTAATAAAATAGGAAAAAAATCTTTTGTTGATTTGTGGATTGATGATGAAAATAGAAGAATATATAAGAAGATTGACTTTTGTCCGATGTCAACTAATCCAGAAATATTTAACACTTTTACAGGTTTTAAATATGAAAATAATAAACCTATTAATTATGATAAAATAAATCCTTTTCTAAATCTTATATCTGAATTATTAAATAATGAAGAAGTCAGTATAAAAGCATTTTTGGATTGGTGCGGATGGATAAGACAACGACCAAATATTAAAACAAATAAGGCTATAGTATTTTACAGCGAAGTCCAAGGTGTTGGCAAAAATACTATAGTACAATTATTGACTAATATATTTGATGGTTATACATCTAAAGTAGAAAGAATTGAAGAAGTTGTATCTAAGTTTAATGTTCATTTATCATCTAAGCTTTTTATTTACGGAGATGAAATACAAGCCAAAGCCAGAGAAATAAGAGAAGAACTAAAAAATATGATTACTAGAGATGAAATGAAAGTAGAGCCTAAAGGCTTTAATTCATATATTATGAAAGATTATAGTAATTATATATTTACAACAAATAATAGAGATGCATTTTTTATAGAAGCAACAGATAGAAGATTTTATATGTTTGATTTATGTAATAAAGTTATGACCGATGAGACTGCTAAAATCCTGTATACTTTATTAAAAGATAAAGAAACTCTGACTAGTTTTGATACTTATCTAAAAAATCGTAAACTACCAGATAGCCTTGAGAAGATAACAAATAAATATAAGGAATCATTAATAAGTAATTCATTACCTGCATATATTAAGATGATTTATGATGAGCCTGACCATTTCGCAGATTCTGAGAAGACTGTATCAAGATTATTCAAGAGGGCTCAATTATATGCCAAAGAGAACGCTTTACAATGGACTTTTTCAAAAGATAAGTTTCAAAAAGATTTTAAGAAGGAATTCAACGAATTTTACAGGAGAACTAGAATACAGGTTGTTTATAAATTCCCACCAAAAATAGAATTAATTAAAATATTATTATCTAAGCGTAAAGAATTAATGAAAGAATATATTTTGGATGAGGAGGCTGAACTAGTATCTGATAGCGAGGACGAGGCGGAAAA